GGATTTAGAACCATGAAAGACAAAAGGGTGACAGAATGTTATATCCGGGAATATCGCTGCGCTAATGGCGTATGTGAGAAGACAAAATATTTTGTCCCGGTGGAGCCGGAACGAAATGTCATTCCCTCTCGGGAGAGAAAGCGTCGAATCAATCAGGCAGAAAAAAATATCACGGAGGCAAAACACACCGCCTCCCGAATCGTGAATAACAATTTCCTGGCCGGCCGGGATATGCTTGTCACGCTCACGTATTCTGATACTGGCATGGATCAGCTGGAACAGAAAGCGGGGACAAGCTGGGAGGACAGAGATGCTATGCTTCAGGCGGCCAGACATGAGATGGAGCTTTGCCTTCGCCGTGCCCGCCGAGTCTGCAAGAAAGCAGGTGTGGAGCTGAAATATTTTTGCGTTACCTCCGATCTGGACGGAAAGCATGGGACAGCGTGCCGGGTACACCACCATATCATCGTGAACCGAGAGGCGGCGCAGCTGGTGGTGGATGCCTGGAAGCTCGGGGAGGTCAAGGGAAGCCGGGCGTTATATTCCGCTCACCACGGCGATCTGACTGATCTGGTGGAATATCTCATCAGCCAGACACGACAGCTGGGGACAGAAAAGCGCTACACGCCCAGCCGGAACCTGGAAGCACCGGTGGCCTCTGCGCCACGCCTGGCAAAAAACCCATCGGCAGAGCTGCGGGTGCCAAAGGGCTGCACACTCATCTGGCGGGCAGAAAATTATGAGGGTCGCCCGCAGAAGATACGCTATTATCGGCCACGAGCAGATAAATACATAGACGAGAGGGGAGAACAAAATGAGTAATGCTTTTGGAAATGGATCACCAAAGACATTGTGTTGGGACTGCATCCATGCGGTGCCAAATCCGCAGAGAGGGGTAGGCTGCGAGTGGAGCGAGAGCAAAGCCACCGTCCCGGTTCCGGGCTGGGATGCTATGCCGCAGTTTCTTCGCAACTATATGGGGCCGACGGCCGCAGCGGTGCCAACCTACTGTGTACTGGAATGTCCGAAGTTCCGAAAGGGGTGAGGGAGAACGAGCAGACCAAAATATCCGTGGTGGAACTATGCCCAGAAAATGATACGCCTATACCCCAGACGGTGCCAGGAATTGCGACAGTTGCAATCCCAGAAGCTGACGGCCAACTATGAGGCCATGCCCCGGGGCAGCGAGGCGGGGCGAACCACCGAAACACTAGGGCTATGTTCTCTGGGGCATGGGGTAGATGAAGACGTGGAGGCCGTGCGCAAGACCGTGGAGGATATGCGCCGTCTACCCGATGGAAAAGCCCGTTTGCAGATGGTAGACCTGTGTTACTGGAAGCAAAGCCACAACTACCACGGCGTTGCCGATGTGCTTCATGTGTCCGAAAGCACTGTCCGCCGGTGGAACCGGGAATTTGTGTATACGGTGGCGAAAAATCGGGGGCTGTGGAGATAAGTTGGTCTAACAGAGCCTTCTATCCGGTGTATAGTGATAGCGTGCCACGTGGGGACGAAAGCCATTGGGTGCATGACACCATCCTTCCTGACGAGGTTGCTTGTGGGAACAAAGAGCATTTTGTATAGCTGGGGCGGGGGCTGCTCTTTGCCGCCAGGGGGGAGGAAAAACAAAACATGAAACGGGAAACCGCTGGCCGGGTCTGGTCAGCGGCTTTTTGGCACAAAAAACCGAAGAAAAGCCAAGGTCTCTCGTGCGAGCGCACACGACAGATTAAAAACGCATAAGTCAATGGGAGGTGGACGTGTGGGGGCTTTGAAGAATAACCGGCAAGAGCAGTTTTGCCAGCAATACATCGTGGACTACAACGCTACCCAGGCGGCCATACGAGCGGGCTATAAGGAAAAATCAGCCGCTTCCCAGGCTAGCGATCTGCTCCGAAAACCGGAGATTTTGGAGCGGGTGAGCCAGCTGCAAGAAGAGCAGACGAAACGCCTGGCTCTGACGGCTGATTTTGTCGTGATGGAGCTGGTGAACGTCTATCGCCGCTGCATGACCCAGGTGCCGGTGATGGTGTGGGATGCCCGAAAGCACACCTATGTGGAATCGGGGGAATACACCTTTGATTCCAAGGGAGCGCTGAACGCCTTGGAGATGCTGGGTAAGCACCTGGGGATGTGGTCGGACAAGATGGTGGCCACTCTGAAAGAGTCGGTGAAGGTGGTCATTGATGTCTGAGGTGAAGCTGTCTGATGTGCTGGGCAGCGCCTTTTATGACCTAGCAAGGGATGTGTTTTGCCATGGCCACACCCACTATGACCTGTCCGGTGGTCGTGGTTCGCTGAAATCCTCCTGTGTGTCCCTGCTGGTGCCGCTGATCTTGGTGAAAACGCCGGGGACACACGCCCTGGTGCTGCGCAAGGTGGGCAACACCATCCGGGACAGTGTGTATGCCCAATACCTGTGGGCCATCAACGCCCTAGGGATGAGCGCATATTGGGAAGCCCGGAAAACGCCAATGGAGCTGATCTACAAGCCAACCGGTCAGAAAATCATGTTCCGTGGAGCCGATGACCCCATGAAGATAAAATCCATTAAGGTGCCCTTCGGCTATATCGCCGTGACGCACTTTGAGGAGAAAGACCAGTTTGCTGGCCGGAAAGAGATACAGAACATTCTCCAGTCCACCATGCGTGGCGGGGAGGTGTTTTGGAATTTTGAAAGCTACAACCCGCCCATCAACCGGGACAACTGGGCAAACAAGGATAGCCGGATACAGCGGGCAGACCGGCTGTGCCACAAAAGTACCTACTTAGAAGCGCCGCCGGAATGGCTGGGAGCGCAGTTTATTCGGGAAGCGGAGTATGTCAAACAGACGGACGAGCGGGCATACCGGCATATTTACCTGGGCGATGCCACCGGCACCGGCGGAAATGTCTTTGAAAATCTGGACATTCGCACCATCACGCCGGATGAGATCCAGGGCTTTGACCGCCTGTATAACGGCGTGGACTGGGGCTATTACCCAGACCCTTGGGCGTTCAACCAGATGCACTATGATGCCGGCCGCCGCACGCTGTATATCTTCGGGGAGCTGACCTACTACAAGAAGGGAAACCGGGAAACGGCCCAGGCGCTGCGGGATTATGGCATTACCGGCAGCGACCTCATCACAGCCGATAATGCCGAGCCGAAAAGCGTCGGCGATTACAAAGACTATGGCCTGTTTTGCCGGAGCGCTGTCAAGGGGCCGGGAAGCGTGGACTATTCCCACAAGTGGCTGCAAACGCTTTCCAGAATCGTGATAGACCCGCACCGATGCCCGGACACGGCAAAAGAGTTTTCGGACTATGAATACGAGCGGACAAAGGACGGCGAGATTCTAAGCGGCTACCCAGATGCCAACAACCACCACATTGATGCGGTGCGATACGCCATGGAATCGGTCTGGAAGCGGAGAGGAAAGTAATGCTGAATGAAATAAAAGCGTGGATAAAGGGAGTGTTTGCAAAGATGTTTCATACTGGGGATGTAAAAACAGCCCTGCACATAGATGTGGCCGTCAGCGAAGAGATGCAGGAGGCCGCCGACCTGTGGGGGAGGATGTTCATGGACCATGCCCCATGGCTGGACAATACGACAAAAAGCCTGGGCTTGCCAGCGGCCATTGCGGGAGAAGTGGCCCGATTGACTACCGTGGAGATGGAAAGCACGGTGAGCGGGAGTGCCCGGGCAGACTGGCTCCAGGGGGAATATCAAAAAGTCCTGGACGATTTGACGGTCAACGTAGAATATGCCTGTGCCGGCGGCGGCTTGGTGTTCAAGCCCTATCGAGATGGAGATCACATAGCGGTGGATGCGGTGGAGGCGTGGCGCTTTGTCCCCACGGCCTACAACAGCCGCCGGGAGATAACCGGGGCAGTGTTTGTGGAGCAGGTCACCAAAGGCCGGTATTATTACACCCGCCTGGAGCACCACCAGCTGACGGATAATGGCTACACAATACGGAATGTGGCCTATATGTCTGCCAGCAAAGATGTGTTGGGCACAGCCTGTGAGCTGGCGGCGGTGGACGAGTGGACAGATCTGGAGCCGGAGATTACCTTGCGCTATAAAGATGGCACCGTGCCGGAAAAGATGCTCTTTGCCTATTTTCGTATGCCAATGGCCAACAACATTGACCCGCAATCCCCGGTGGGCGTTTCGGTATACAGCCGGGCAGTGAAACTAATTCAAGAGGCTGATGCCCAATACAGCCGCATTCTATGGGAATATGAGGGCAGTGAGCTTGCCATTGATGCCAGTGTGGATGTACTGAGAGAAGATGCCCAGGGGCGTGTTCGTATGCCCCAGCGATGCAAGCGGCTGTTCCGCAAGGTGGACGTAGATAAGGGCACCAGCGGCGATTTGTATGAGGTGTTCAGCCCGACCATCCGGGATGTGTCCTTGTTCAACGGCCTGGACAAGATTTTGAAGCGTGTGGAATTTAATTGCAATCTGGCCTATGGCACCTTGTCCGACCCGCAGAACGTGGACAAGACCGCCGAGGAGATACGCAGCAGCAAGGCACGCTCCTATTCCATGGTGAGCAATATCCAAACGGCGCTGGAAGCGGCTTTGCAAGATCTCTTGTGGGCGATGGACTTCTATGCGAGCCTCTATGGTCTTGCCCCTCGGGGAGCGTATGAGGCCAATTTCACCTGGGGAGACGGTGTTCTCCAGGACACGGACAAGGAATATGCCCGCCGGATGGATATGGCCGACCGTGGATATCTGCGCCCGGAGAAGGTCATCAGCTGGTATTTTGGCGTGAGCGAGGAAGAAGCGCTGAAATATATGCCGGAGCGGGAGTTGGGAATTCAGTTCCAGGGGCTGTAAGCTATGCTGCCACCGGAATATCTGGAGGATATGCCCGACGAGATCGTGGAGCTATACGCCCAGGCAGAGCGGGATATTCTGGCCGACATGGCACGGCGTATCAATCAGTATGACTATTGGATCTCGGCCGCCGACTGGCAAAATCAGAAGCTCCTGGAGGCTGGGCGCACCCAATCCGAAATTTTGAATATACTCGCCAAGGCCACCAAGCGCTCTGTGCCGGAGCTGAAAAAGCTCATGGAGCAGGCGGCCAAGGACAATTTGAAAACGGACATAAGCACCTATGAAGCCGCCGGGAAAGTCGTTCCCACCTTTGAGGACAGCGCAGCGCTGCGGGAAATTCTGACGGCGGGGTATAAAGCCACGGCCCAGACCATGAAAAACCTTACCCAGACCACGGCCAGAACGGCCACACAACAATTCGAGCGGGCGCTGGACAAGGCTTGGATGAAGGTTACCTCCGGGGCCTTCGACTCTGATGCGGCCATCAACAGCGCTATTAAGGAGCTGTGTGCCCAGGGAGTGAAGAGCGTCCGTTATCCAAGCGGCCACGAGGACACCCTGGAGGTGGCTGTCCGCCGGGC